TCATGCTCGATTGTAGGTAGGCGGATTTGCCGCTGTCGTCGAACATGTCGTGGAAGGCTTCCGGGTCCATTTTGACGAAGATGGCGAACATGCCGGAGATCACCGCGGCTTGCAGCTCGGCATCGGTGTAGCGTTGCAGTTGCTTAAGCGGCTCAATGACCGGGGCGAGCATGGGAATACCGCGGACTTGCCCAGGGCGGCGACGATCAAATAGGTGCAGCACGTTGCGCCGTCCGGTGCTGGAGCCAAATGCGGAAACCAGTTGCCACTTGAGCGAGGCGCGGTTGATCAGCGCGCCGGGGTGGCGGTTGCTGACGTGGTAGCCGGTGGGTGCGCCCCAGCCGTCAAGCTGGATGCCGGCGGTTAGCTCAGCGCTGTCTTTGACGAAGCCGGGGTTGCAGACGCGATCGGCTTCGACGAGCTGCACGGCCAGGGTGTAGGGTTGCTGCGGGCGCTTGACGCTGGGCAGAATGGCGAAGGTGTCGCCTGATTCCAGCGCAGAGCGAAAGGCCAGCGATTGCAGGCCATAGAAGTTTTGGGTGCGGGTGACATCGCAGCCGGAGGATTCGGCCCACAGTTTGAATTCGCGTTCAACGTGGTCGGCCCATTTTTCGGCGGCGGCATCGCTCATGCCCAGGGCGTCACGATCCGGGATGCACTGCATGCTGAGGCCGGTACCGACGACATTGGTGACCATGGTGTTGAGCGCACCGACGGCCATTGGCGAATTACGGGCCAGATCACGGGCGCGGGCGCGCAGTGTCGGAAGATCGCGCATGGTGTCGGCTTCAACGTCACCACCACGGGGCGACCAGCCAGCGAGGCCGGGGCGGGTGTAGCTGGCGCCGTTGTAGCCGCCGGATAGCGACATGGCGACATTGCGCATGGCTTCGGTGCGGATGGCCAGGCTATCCGCTTTGGCGCGGCGGCGGGATTGGTTTTTTGCCATATCAGCCTAACGGGGCGATGGTGCGCAGGCGGCCGCGGCCAGAGGCAGCGGCGCTCAGGGTTTTGACGCGGCGGTCCCAGAAGTCGATAGCGCGTTCTACGTCGGCCAGGTTGGCGCGGGTAATGGCTTGCCCGTCAATTTCGACTTTTTGCCCAGCCAGTATTTTGTCAATGGCGCCCAGGTAGAGCTGCAGTTTTGCGTCTGCCTGTACAAGCGTAATTCCGGCCATGAAACCTCCTATGATGCGGAGAGATTAATGGCCGGCTCTGTCTCATTACAGGGAAAACTGAGACGCTATCGTTTTAAATAACGATACAAAGTTGCACGGCTGATCCCGTTTTCGCGGGTGATTTGTTCGACCGGGCGGCCTTCCAGGTAGTGAGCAACCGCGGCGAGCTTGGTTGCCTCGGGATATGACGCCGGGCGCTCGCTCACATAAGCCTCGCAGCCTTTAAAGTCATGGCGAAAACTGCGCTCAACTTCCAGCGCCATGGATTCGGTAAAGCTCCCCTCACGTGCGGAGGCTTCAATGATGCGGAGGATCAATTCACGCACAATGTCGATTCGCATCAAGCACCACGTTTCCAGGTGGATAGGGAGATGCCGCCAGCGGTTGAAATGGGCGGCGGGGTTGGTTTTTCGGTTTTTTCTGGGTTGACCGTGGCAATCACCGGCACGTTTTCCGGCTCGACCATCGCTGCCCTTCTCTTCCAGTCGCCGGCTTTCCATTTGTGCAGGAAGATTTCAGGGTGGTGGGCGGCGGCCAGGGCATAGACCCAGGTGTCGAGCGGCTCGTTGCGTTTGCCTTTTTTCACTTCCCAGCGATTTTTTCGCGGGTTGTAGGTTTCAGCGACCAGGCCGTCGAAGTGGGTCAGCTCGAGCTGGTGGCTGAAATGCACTTTGCGCTCGGCCGGGTCTTTGTCGATGTCGCCATTCAGCCGGTTGTATAGCAGGTGCTTAGCGGTGTCGGTGCCGACCGGGTAAAGCTGCACGCCCTTCTTGATCGTCTGGCCGCGGCGGTTGACGTCCTGGTGCGATGGCTTGCCGAGAATGATTCGGCCCGGCTGGCTGGCGCCCTTGATGGCCATCGGCCGGCGAATCAGGCCGGCGCGGACGAAGGCGTAGACGTCGTGGGTATGGTGACCGCCGGTGTCGATGGCGGTGGCTTCGATTTTCATGGTCTTGCCGAACTGGTTGGTAAATTCGGCATTGAGGTAATCGGCCAGCTGGCGCCAGACGTGATCCTCGTTCGGCTTGCCTGGGATGACGTGGTAATCGATGTTCCAGCACTTGTCGCCGATGCCCCAGCCTTCGATTCGGACTTCCAGCCGGTCGTCTTGCGTATCGACGCCGGCAGTCAGTACCAGGCAGCCGACCGGGATGGTGCGCAGGTCGTAGGGTTCGGCGCGGGCGGCGAGCAGGTTGGGTTTGACGTCATGCGAGCGATCAGCCCAGGTTTCGCCCAGGCGCGTATTGACGAAGCGCATCAGCTTGGCGGGGTCGTCCTGCGCCTCGATCCATTCATCGGCCAGTTCGGCCCAGCTCAGGCCAAGGCCGACCGGGGAGTAGATGGCATTGATGTGGTAGCTCGGCCACAGGCCGGTATCGGGCTGGTGCGCCAGCCAGCGGCCGGCGGCGAGCATGGCCGGTTTGTGGTGTTCTTCGATCTCTGAGCCGCAGTGTTCGCAAACGTACCAGGCGGCGCTGCAATGGCGACCGCTTTTCTGCCAGCGGACGTTGGCCCACTTCAGATGCTGGCGCTCTTCGCAATGCGGGCACGGCACCATGTAATGCCGCTGGTCGCCGAGGTTGAACTGCTCCTCGATGCGCGAGGCGTCTTTCATGGTCGGCGTGCTGGGAATGAACAGCTTGCGGTCGTGGAAGGTGGTCAGGCGCACTTCGAGCAGGCCGAGCGGGTCGCCTTGCAGCGTCGACCAGTCGTATTCGTCGCATTCGTCGGCGATGGCGTAGCGCAGCGAGGTGCTTTTCAGTTCGGCGGTGGAGCCGGCGGTCTTGGCGTAGAGGATGCCGCCGATGAACTTCTTGCGCGAGGCGGAGTTTTCGCCGGCCTTGTTGCTGCGGTTGGCCAGCACCGAGGACACCGAAGGCGTGTCCTTGGCCATCGGGTCGAACTTTTGCGACATCCAGTCGTTGAGGGATTTTTCCGTCGGCATGACGACGGCGACCGGTCCCTTGGCGTGCGCCATGATGTAGCCGAGCCAGTTGGAGCCGGCTTCGGTACCGCCCACCTGGCTGGATTTCATGAAGACGACCTTACGGGCGGTCGAGTCTTCCGACAGGGCATCCATGATTTCGCGCAGGTAGGGCGTGCGGGAAGTTTTCCACGCCCCGGCCTCGGCACTGCCTTCGCCGGATAGCACGCGATTGGCGTCGGCCCACTCGGAGACGGTGAGCGGCGCTTTCGGGCGGACGGCGCGGCGGGCGGCGCGGTAAGCTAGGGCGTGGGCTGGGGTCATTTAAGTGACATTCCGCGTGTCATTTTCTTGGCACACTCGCTCAAGTGTGACAACGCTGCCAGATCTAGTAACTAGATACGTTTGGCCCTGGGCTTTTGCGAAGATCCGCAGAGCACGGCCGGAGTAGGTAACGCCTTCAATCAGCCAGGTATCGCTTTGCCACTGGTAACCCCGTGTCAGGCTCATGCGCCAATAGAAAAAATCCAGCGGGAACAACACAGCACGAATGGCAAGCGCCCACCATGGAAGGATCATTCCTTCCGGAATCCTTGAGCAACAAAACTCCCATATCGCATTCCTCATTCCTCACTCCCCATCTGATGTAGTCGTTTCGTAAATTCCCGTTCCATCTCGGCCAGTGCGCCGTGGATCTCCTGCTTGAGCGTGGCGCGGATGGCGTTGAGGTCTTTGCCGACAAGTTCCGGGGCGGTGCGGTGCGGCATGTTTTCGAGAGCCTGCCGCAGGGCGGTGACGACATCAGCGGTGGCGGCTTCGACTTCTGATTTTTCGATCATCTTGCCGATGTCGCGCTCGAAGGAAAGCCGAGCCTGTTCGGCGAGGAAGTGTTCTTTTTTGGCGCGCGATTTTTGGTAGTCGTGACCACCGGGCTCTTCCGGTTCGTCCGGGGTTTCGGGCGGCGGTACCGGGGCGGCGACGCGCTCACCGGCCCAGCGGGTCTTGACGTCATCGCGGTTGGGGTCGGCACTGCCGGCGATGCGTTGCTGGCTTTCCTTGACCAGCACCCTGCCCTGGTCATCCATCACCAGGCGGCCGGATTGTTTGAGGGCGGTGACGTAGCTGCGCCCTACCCCGAGCAGGCGGGCAAATTCTGCCTGGGAAACGGCGTTGACCGCAGCAGTCATAGCCCGCGCTCCTGGAGCAGCTTGGCAAGGTATTGTGGGAAGGCTCGGTTGAATTCGGCAACGGCTTTGCGTTCGGCGATGCCGTAGAAGTCGAGGCGGCGCTTGTAGGACGGCGGCGCGACGAAGAACATCACGGGCTTGATGCTGGATCCGGCGGCGAAGGTGAAGCGCTGATAGATGCCGGGGGCCAGCTTGCCGAGCTTGTTGGGCAGCACGAAGTATTGAAAGCCTTTGGCGCCGCTCTTTTTGTCTTTGCCGAGCCGGGCGCGGGTCTTGTCGGTGCTGTTGGCTTTGTAGCCTTGCTGGCCGAAGGATTTGAACCAGGCCATGATCTGCACGATCTGGGCGGCGCGCATGTTGCCGTACTGGTCAAGGATGGCGCCGGGGCCGGGAACGATGGCCATGCCGGCGGGGAGGATGCCGGCACGCTGCAGGGCGATTTCGTGGCGCTTGGTTTTGCGCTGGCCGCCGAAGATTTCGGCCTGCAGGACTTTGCCGACGGTGACGTTGGTTTTGTTGCCCCACTGGTCGAAGTCAATAGAGGCTTCCAGCTTGTCTTTGCGGGCTTTGACGTAGCGCACACCGCCGATTACCCAGGGCGTCGGGCGGTCGAAGGTTTGGCCGATGGCTTTTTTGGTTTCCTGAGCGCCGGCATAGGCGGCATCGTTGAGGGCGGCGACGGCGGCGACGTTTATTTTCTTGTCGGCCAGGCCGCGCAGGCGGGCCAGCGTGGCGTCTAGCCCTTTGGTTTCGACTGAGATTTTCATAGCGCGGCCTGGTGGGATATGCCGGACAGCCAGAGGCCGGCTTGGTTTAGGTAGGCTT